GTTCCTATACGCTATCAAGCAACGGCTCACTGATCAGCAGTTCGCTAAGATGCATCAGGTCTATGGACCGACAGGTGGATGGCAACAGACCGCTGACCAGTGGACGCAGGATAGAATCTATCTAGAACGATCCTCAGGAGATCCTAACCCTACGGTTCAGGCTCTGGGTGTAGGTCAGCAGATCTACGGTGCTCGCGCCGATCTAATTATTCTTGACGACATCGTGACGACAACGAACGCCCATGAATGGGAGAAGCAACTCAACTGGTTGCAGAAAATGGTCATTACACGTCTCGGCAAGAACGGTAAGTTAATTATTGCTGGAACTCGTGTTTCTTCAGTAGACCTCTACAAAGAACTGCGCAACCCAGATAACTGGGCTGGTGGTAAATCTCCGTTTACCTACTTGGCTATGCCAGCAGTTCTGCAGTTTGCGGACAATCCAAAAGACTGGACTACCCTATGGGCTAAGTCTGATCGTCCGTGGATTGGTGATGAAGACGAAGAGCCAGATGAGAATGGTCTGTACCCTAAGTGGGATGGTACCGCCCTTCATCGCAGACGCTCTGAAGTCATGTCCTCAACATGGGCACTTGTGTATATGCAGCAGGATGTGGAAGAAGATGCCGTCTTCTCTCCAGCACTAGTCAATTCTGCAATTAACCGAATGCGCAAGCCAGGCAATATCCACTATGGTGCGCCAGGTCACCCACGCGATCAGGGTCAGTGGATCTTGATTATGGGTCTTGACCCTGCTATGGCTGGTAAGACCGCAGCAATCATGTACGCAGTAGAACGAAATACTGGTGAACGCATGGTTCTAGATGTCCACAACATGTCGGACGTAACCCCTCAAAAAATTCGCGCCCTAATTGAAGACTGGGTGCACCGATACAAACCAATGGAACTCCGTGTTGAAATTAACGCATTTCAAAAAGCCTTTGCTCTTGATGAAGAACTTAGGCAATGGCTTGCAAGTCGTGGTGTTCAGTTCCGTGAGCACTTTACTGGCAAGAATAAATGGGACACCAACTTCGGAGTCGCAGGGATGGCTTCACTATTTGGAAGCCTACGAGACGGAAAACCTGTTGGAGACAACCTCATCACATTGCCAGACCAAGTAAACGAGCATGTCAAGGCTTTAGTTAACCAGTTAATTACATGGAAGCCAGATACTAGAAATGCCACGGACTGCGTTATGGCTTTATGGTTCTGTGAGATTAGAGCAAAAGAACTAATTCAGCAAGGATCAAACTTACAACGACATCAAAATAATAGATTCGCAACTCGTAGAAACATAGCGATGCGAGGAACTGTTAATCTAGATGAACTTGCAGCAGAACAACACACAATTTACATTTAAGGAAATTAAATGGCAATCTCAATCGAACAGATCTCCAATAAGGTAGAGGCGTTAAAAGCGCGTTATGCCGATAGGGATCAGCGTATGGCTGATATTACAGCGGTACGCCGTGGCGAAATGGAACTAGTCTACCCAGACATGTTCCCTGAAGGCATGTCCAAGCCTATGATCGCCAACTTCGTTGACGTTGCTGCTCGGGATATTGCAGAAGTACTTGCTCCGCTACCATCCTTTAACTGTGCTACTGCTAACACAACTTCAGATCGTGCTAAGAAAGCAGCAGATAAGCGAACAATGATTGCTAATCATTATGCTGAGTTTTCTAATCTACAGACTCAAATGTACACTGGTGCAGACTGGTACATTACTTACGGGTTCCTACCGTTTATAGTAGAAGCAGATATGGAATCCCGCCTCCCACGGATTCGCCTTGAAAATCCATTGGGTTCGTACCCAGAGTTTAACCGCTATGGACAATGCGTATCCTTTTCAAAGCGTTACCTAAAGACCGTTCGTGAATTAATTGTTGAGTACCCAGAGTACGAGACACGTATTATTGGTCGTAACGGTACAGAAGCAAGTCTTAACACCACAATTGATCTTGTACGTTATGAAGATAAAGATCAGATCGTTTTATACTTACCGCAACGTGATGATCTTGTGTTGCGTAAAGCAAAGAACCCAATGGGTAAGTTATCTGTAAAGGTTGCTCGCCGTCCAGGTTTGGATCAGGATGACCCAAGAGGTCAGTTTGATGACGTTCTTTGGGCACAGATTGCTCGCGCTCGCTTTTCCATGTTAGCCATGGAAGCAGTCGAGAAGTCTGTGCAAGCACCTCTTGCACTACCTAACGATGTTCAGGAACTATCGTATGGTCCAGATGCAGTACTTCGTTCCAATAACCCACAGGCTATTCGCCGTGTAGGTTTGGAACTTCCAATGGGAGCATTCCAAGAGCAGCAAGTTCTTGAACAAGAAATGCGAATGGGTTCACGTTACCCTGAAGGAAGATCAGGTCAAATTGATGCGTCTATTATTACAGGTTCTGGAGTTCAAGCACTTCTTGGTGGCTTTGATACGCAGATAAAGGCTGGTCAACAGATCCTTTCTGAGACTCTTGAAGATGTTATATCTCTATGCTTCTGTCTAGAAGAGACACTCTTCCCAGAGCAAAAGACAATGAGTGGCGTATACCAAGGTGCTCAGTACGAAATCTCCTACTCTCCTGAAAAGGATATTGCTGGAGACTACAGCGTACAGGTACGCTACGGATTGATGGCAGGACTAGATCCTTCTCGTGCATTGATTTTTAGTCTTCAGGCTTTGCAAGCAAAACTTATCTCACGTGACTTTGTTATGCGAGAACTACCATGGTCAATGGACGTAAGTAAAGAGCAAGAACGTATTGACATTGAATCAATGCGTGATTCTTTATCTGGATCGCTAACTGCTCTGGCTCAAGCCATACCACAGATGGCTGCTACTGGTGGAGATCCATCAGATATTATTCTTAAGATCGGTAAGTTAATAGACTTGCGTAGGAATGGCGCGGCAGTAGAAGATGCCGTATTAGAGGCTTTCAAAAAGGAAGAATTACCTCCTGAGCAACCTATGCAACCTGAGGCTGCTCCTGCAGCAGAGGCTCCTGTAGAAGCGCAAGGACAACCCAGTGCTCCAGGTCAACCCCCTGCGGGAGCACCTCAACCTCCTAGCGTAGAAGCAATACTAGCCCAAATGGGTGGAATGGGATAATCATGACAACAATCGTTGCTGTTAGAAACAGTAAAGGTTTTGTCTTTGCCTCAGACTCTCAGGTTACTGATACTGAACGCCCATACATGCATCCCAGTATGAAGAAGGTAGTTGCTGCTGGAGATTACGTTATAGCAGGTGCAGGTAATGCACGTTGTTGTGATGTAATTATGTTTGGTTGGGAACCACCAGTTTACGATGGAACCGAACCATACACATTTATGGTGTATAAGTTTATTCCAGAAATGCGTAAGCAGCATGAAGATGCTGGAATTACACTTAAAGAAGATGAAGACTTTTCTTTTTTAATTGGATTTAAGAATAGAATATTTTATGTAGCGTCAAACTACACAGTTCTTGAAAGCAGTACAGGGCTATACGCAATGGGTACTGGTGGCAATTATGCGCTCGGTGCTATAGCACAAGGTGCTACAATACAAGAAGCAATTAAAATTGCTAAAAAGTTTGATGTTAATACTGGCGGAAAAATTCAAATTATAGATAGGGGTTACTATGGCTAAAGGACATGGCGGTAAGCGCACCCCTTCTAACCCAAAAGCATTTTCAGGACAAGGTGCGCAATCTCAGCGTACCGATGGAGGACCTAGCATGGCACAGCAACCGATTCGCCCTATGGACTCAGGTGGCAAGTATGGTGAGCGCAAAGCATTAAATGAAATGCAAGCAAGTGCTCCCATGGCTTCAAACCCAACTCCTCCTATGGAACCTATTACTCCTATGTTTGCTCCTACTGCAAGACCAGAAGAAGCGGTTACTGCTGGTAATCCAATTGGCGCAGGTCCAGGACCAGAAGCATTAAATCTTCCAAACACTACTCCAAGCATTACTTCAACACTAAAGCGTTTAGCACAAACAGATCCTACTGGTGAAGCAGAGTATGCACTAATGATGCTTAACAACAGGGGAATTTCCTAGTGTCTGTATTTAATGCAAAACCTGTTGGTGGATATAACCCAGTTGCATCTCAACTACAGAATAATAAACCATCTTTAGCAGTTGCTCAGGCTTCGCCTGGCATCTATGCTTCTGCTTTGCAGACTGGTCTTAATGATCAAGAAAAAAGACAAATTGATTCTTGGGCTATAGTTAGCAATAAGCACAAAGAACTTATGTCAATGAGTAATGAAGCAGCAAATCGTGCATATCGTAATCTTGATGTTGATACTAGAGGTTTGCTTGATGCTTACTACGGTGTAGATTACTCACGCCGTCCAGAGGGTGCTGTTTCTTCGGTTTCTAATAAAATTTTTCAAGGCGAAGGCAACGATGGAATTAGCGTTGGCGATGCCATTAAGTCTCCCCTTCGAGGAGTATTTGCATTAGGCGAAGGCTATGGTCGTGTCGTAAACTCTTATGGCAAGGCTGCTATGCTAGGAGCAACTAATCAAGAAGTTAAACTTGATGAGTCTTTTAATGGTGAAGCAATCTTTAACCCAGAATACACTCAACCATTAATTGAAAAGTATGGTGGTCAAAGAGCATTTGTTGCTATGGGTCTTCTTAAGGGTATGACTCCTGGTGAAATTATGGATTCTTGGGGTCCAAATGACGCAGCAATGCTTGATGCTGTTGGTGAAATATTTGATAATGAGCCACAGTTTACTGAAATGATTAACGAATTTGAAAAAGCGCAACTAAGCCCTGGTCGCTATGTCGGTCATAAACTTCATGAATCACTTAATTGGAAGCAAGAAAATCATCCAGATTGGATGTGGAGACTTGGTACGGGTGCGATTGATCTTACGTATCAATTAGCAATTGATCCAATGACCTACTTAACATTTGGTGTAGGATCTGCTGCACGTATGGGAATTACTAAGGCTGGACGTGCAGAAAAGTTAATTGCAGGTGCTGGTGGAGTTGCAAAACATTTTGCTAGACAGGATGTACAAGATTATTGGACTGGCTTCTCTAAGGGTCTTGGCGAATATCAAGATGCAGTTAAGGCTGGACAAACATCTAAGGCTACAGAACTTCGCATGGGTCTTAAAGACAAGTACCACGAGTATGCTTCAGATGAAACAATTGAAATGTTTACAAGTCCTAGACCTAATCCAGCAACTGGTCAAACATTATCACCTATTACTGATCTTAAAAGTGCTGAAGACTTTTTTACCGCTGCAGAAAATACATCACTTCTTATTCGTGGTCGTGTAAGTGGTCTTAAGTATATGCGTGAAGGTCTTGCCACAATGCAACGTGGGCGCAACATTAAAACTGGCGCACGTTTGCGTACACGTGAATTTTTTAAGGGAAAGCAAGACTTCAAAGATCTTGACGATCAATCACTTGATGAGATTGTTGAAGGTGTATTTAACATTGGTAAAGAAGCCGATGGTGTTGATGCTAATGCTGTAATGAAACTTATTGAAGATAAAAAGAAAAAGGGAATACAAGGAAAGATAGATTACCTATCTGCTCGTCACCCTGGTAATAAGCCTATTTATTCAACAGATGAAAGATATGCTGAAACTTTAGATTTAGTTCGTGAGCAAGCATTAATCGCTACTGGTGACAAACGCTTTGCTGAAGCCTTTATAATTAAGTTTGCTAACCTAGATGAAAAAGGTCGCATTGCTTTACGTAGAGGTTTAGACGAAGCAACTATGCGCAGAATGGGTGTAGATAAAGTTTCCAAGGGTGAAGAGTTTATGAAAAAAATTCTTGACCAAAAGTACGCTATTGCTGGTGGATTTTCTGTAACCGATCAGTTAGTTGTTCCAGCACGTGGAACTCTAACTGGTGAACTTGGAGTTACAATTCCTGTTAATGGAACTCTATTGCCATTCCAAAATACTGATGCGCTTGGCGCACTACCATGGACTGAAATTAAACATTTCATGGCTGGTAAGACTCTTGAAAAAGCAGTTGGTCAGGCAGAGAATGGTAACAAAGCACAGATTCTTCCAGAGTTAATTGGTGGAGCATTTAACAATAGACATGCTGATATGCTTACAGATGTTTGGACTACATTTACTCTTGCTCCTCGCCTTGGTATTCGTACTGCAATTGACGAAGGTTTAATGTTTAGTCTTTACATGACTACTGGATTAGCAAAAGAATTTCTAAATGCTAAACGAGCAGGTAACGTACTCGCTGCTGCTACTGGATCTAAGCGAGCAGTGGGTCCAGTTAAGAACTCTATTCAAGCAGCATTAAGTAAGTTTCCTGGAATAAATGTTGGTGCTGTTCGCGCCATTAGTCCAGATGAAAAATTAGTATTAAAGGGTAAGTACGAAGATCAGGCTGCTCGTGGAGAAATTGAATTTTTTGAAATAGATGATTTATACCATGAAGAACTTCTTGATGTTGCTATTGATCGTGTTGGTAAGAACCTTCCCGACACACATAAAAGATGGCTTAAAGAAGCAGTAAGAGGAAATCTAAAAGTTGTTGAAGATGCTAGTGCATCACAACTTGCTGAGGCTATCAGTGGTACTCGTGGTGCAGTTCTTCCAGAACAATCGCTACAGTCTGCAAGTCAAATGACTCAATCACTTAAATCATGGAGAGATCCAAATAACCCTCTTGCTCGTGCAACAGTTACTGATGATTACATACTTAAAGAAGCGGAAGAACTAGAAGCAGATAAACTGTATCTAGCAATGTTTCATAACTTTGTTACTGCATTTGCAACAAAGCCGTACAAGTTGGCTAATGATAAATACTTAAGTCCTGCTGGTATTTTCTTTAGACACAACGGTCTTCAGACTGCAGATGAATGGACTGCTGCACGTTTAGAGTTTATGGAAGGCATTGGTTTTAAGGCTACTGATGATGGAACATTTATTCTTGTTGATGAAGAACTTGCAACTCAGTTCCTTAAGCAGAGTCGTCAAAACTTAACTGATGCAACACCAATTCATAAAGTTGCTTCTGACTTTGCTGATGCTACATTTGCGGAATTAACTCATAGATTTCATGGTAGTGCAGAAAATATTAATTCTGAGTTTGTTACATTTATGAATTCTCAAGTAACTGAAAAGGGATTGCCAATTCCTCCATTTAAGATTGCTGCAGACTTAGATTTTGATACCTACAAGAAACTTGTTGGTGAAAATACTGCAGAATTAATACGTACTCCAATTGATTTTGGTCCGCGTACCACTAATCTTGCTGCTTGGGCTACACGTTATGGCATGGATAAAATCTTTAGTGCTATGACACGTACTACTGATGATCTATTTCGTCAGCCAGTAGTACATGCGCACTACTTTATGTACCGTAAGCAATACGAACCATTACAAGAAACCTATAAAAGCCAACTTGCCGAGGGTATGAAGGCAGCAGTAATTGCTGAAGGGCGAACATTAGATGATAAAGCGATTGCTAGGATTGATAAGCGTAGTGCAACTATTGCACAGCGTTACTTTACAGAACATGCAATGGAAGATGCCGTACATCATACCCTTAAGTTCTCAGATAACCCAGATGTGCGTACTATTTTTTCACATAACGTACGTACCGTTGGTCGTTTCTATCGTGCAGTAGAAGATTTCCATAGGCGTATGTACCGTATGGTATCCGAACACGGACTAGATATGGTATATCGTACACGTTTAATGAATCAAGGTTTGTCTGCCATTGGTTCAGTGCATCAGGATGAAAATGGCGAAAAGTACATTGTTCTTCCTATGGATGATAGCATGTTCCATGCAGTAGATAGCGTTCTTAGTTTGTATCCAGGATGGCAGGGTAGTGGTGTAAGCCAACCGCTATTTAATGATATAACATTTAAGTTTTCTGCAGGTAATCCATCATTCCAGGATGATGCTGGTGTGCCATACCTATCTGGTCCAATGGCATCGTTGTCCGTAATGGGTGTTCAAGCCTTTATGAACAAGTTTAATCTAACAAAAGAAGCATCAGCAAATATTGACAATGCCTTGCTAGGTAATCTTGGCGATAACATGGATCTAAAAAAGGCTGTTGTACCACGTAGTTTAAGTCTTTTGTGGGGATTGATGTCGTATGACGAGCAGAACCAGCAAGAAGTTACTGCTACTATGCAAGCAATTGCGTACAATCAGGCTAATGGTTATGGTATTTACCCAGAAGATTTTATAAAAACAAATGCTGCTGGTGAAGAAGTAATGGATCAGAATGCTTATCTTAAGGCATTATCAGAGTATCAAAAAAATACTCAAATTGCTGCGCATAACCTATTATGGCTACGCAATGT